TTTTTCTAATGGCGACCACAACTATTGACACCGATACCGAACTATCCGCAGTGAACTCTATACTGGGAGCTATCGGACAAGCACCAATTACAACACTTAAAACATCAACTGGTAACAATTCTCTATCTTCACAGATATCAGAAAACCCAGAAATAGCATTTATATATAATTTATTACGTGACGCTAATGTTGACACACAGTCCGAAGGCTGGCACTTCAATACAGAAAAGCACGTAAAGTTTAAACCTGATGGAAATGGTAACATTCTCATAGGTAATGATATTTTGTCTATGGATTTACACGACAATCAAGCTAAAAGAACATACAATCTTGTACGTCGCAATGGTAAACTATATGACAAGCAAGATCACACAGATGTATTCACAGCAGATATAGATCTGGATGTTGTCAGACTATACGAGTTTGAAGATCTACCCGTAGTCTTCAGAAGATACATAGTATATAGAGCATCTAGAATGGCAGCCACACAGCTTGTAGCTAATCCACAGCTAGTTAGATTACTAGGTGTACAAGAACAACAAGCAAGGGCAGCGTTACAGGAGTATGAATGTAACCAAGCCGATCATAGTATGTTTGGATTTGAAGATAATTCCGCATACCAAACTTATCAACCATGGAGAAACCTTAGACGATAATGGCAGGCATAACACAAACTATCCCATCATATTCAGCTGGGATGTCAGAACAACCTGACAACTTAAAATTTCCCGGTCAGGTTACAGAGTCTGTAAATGCCATACCAGATATAACCAAAGGTCTATTCAAAAGACCGGGACTTAAACGAATTGATACACGTTTAGTTAATGACAGTGATAGAAGCCATAGCACAGCTACAGGTAAGCTACATGACGTGCAGTCCGGTGGCTCATGGTTTCACTATTACAGAGATGAAACTGAAGGATCTTATATAGGTCAGATAGACTCTAACGGTAATGTAAGAGTATGGAGCTGTAAAACTGGTGAGCGTATGACTACCGCTTATGGAACAGGTGGAGAGACAGCTATCAAAGCTTATCTCGCAACTAACACTCCAGAAAATTTACAAACCTTAACAATTAATGATTCTACTTTCGTTTCAAATCGTGACACTACTAATTCTAATACTGCTATAACAACTAACTTTGCTGCTACATATTCCCAGTCTGGAACAACAGTAACTGTTACAAAAGTTGACCATCAACTAACAGTAGATGAAAGTGTAAACTTAGACTTTACATCTGGTAGTGCAGTAGATGGTGAGTTTAAGGTAGTTTCAGTACCAAGCACCAGTACATTTACAGTGACTGCTGCATCTAGTGCTACAAATTCTGGAAATGTATTAGTTACACCTATCACTGATTTAGATGTCGATAAGCATTTCGCTTTGATAGAACTTATCAGAGCAGAGAATGGTAGGCAGTATGGATTGAATATTACGAACGGTACAGATGATGCTAGTCGAAATGTAACACTTAAACGTGCTACAAGACTCAGACTTAAAAGCCATACTCTAAATGAAGAATCTGGTGGAGGGGAGTGTCTAGGCATCGGTACAGAGGTTTTTGATATTACTAATGATAATACTCACATTGTACCTGAAAGTGCTATTAACCAATCTAACAACACTATAACTGTAAATAATCATGGTTATGAAAATGATACAGCATTGATTTACCATAGGGCTGGTGGCACAGCTATAACACAGAGTGGTTCTTCGCTAGATAGTAACCGTGACTACTATGCAATTAGGATAAATGATAATTCTTTTAAACTAAAAGTAGATCCAAACACTTCTGATAGTAGTCCATTTAATTTAACTGGTTCTGGTAATAATAACCAAATGCTACGCCCAGCTGAAAAAGGAATTGTTAGAAACTCTAGCGGTAATTTACTGATGGATGGTAGTAAGAAAAATCTTGTATTTCGTATATCTACATTAGGTCAACAAGGTAACGCTAACAATAGTGCAACCCAGTTTGTTTGTAGTTATCAACCAGAAGTTACACTGTTACATGGTGGTGAAGGTTGGGAAACTGGAGATACAATTGTAGTTGCTATGACTGGTCAAGGTCTAGGTGGTGGTGGTACTAACTCTAATAACGACGACAAGCGAGTAGCTACATATACACTTGAGGTTACTGACCACGAAGAAACTGTAGTACAGGCTAAATACAGTGGAGCTAGCACAGGTCTTATACGTCCAGCTGTTACTCCCTTTGATTCTGATACAACTGTTACATCAGATACTATACTAGCTGGTATGAAAACTGCTATTGAAAGTATTAGTGGTACACCTATTAATGCTAAAATTATAGGTTCTGTCATGTACTTATCAAGTGCCAGCACGTTTAACGTAGAGATAGTAGAAGAAGACTTAATGAGAGTCATGCAAAACTCTGTTAACGATGTTACTAATCTACCAAACCAGTGCAAACACGGTTATATTGTACAGGTTAAGAACGCACGAATGGCAGATGAAGATGACTACTATCTACGTTTTGATGGCCAAAACGGTAAGGATGGTAGTGGAGCTTGGTCTGAGTGTGCAAAGCCGGGTATAGCTAAAAGACTTTTTAACTTACCAGTAGTCATTCAACGTACAGCTACAACTACATTTACTGTAAAACAGTTTGACTATCACGATAGACGAGTCGGAGATCCGAAAACTAACCCACTACCATCTTTTATAGAGACGAACTCTAGCGGAAACTTTATTGGTAGAATTAACAAGGTATTGTTTTTCCGTAACAGATTAGCATTTTTATCAGGAGAAAATGTAATACTGTCTAGACCGGGTACGTTAGGTAAACCAGACTTCTTTGTAGAATCTGCTCTAACAACATCTGCTAGTGATCCTATTGATATATCTGCCGCATCTATGTTTCCTTCAGAACTATTCGATGGTATAGAAATCAATACAGGTCTAATTGTATTTAGTTCAAACCAACAGTTTTTGTTAACATCTGATGATACTGTACTCAACCCTGACACAGCAAAGCTAAAAAGTATTGCTACCTTTAATTATAATATAGATATTCCTCCTATATCTCTAGGCACGACAGTTGCTTATGTAGATAACTCCGGTAGATTTAGTCGACTAAATGAGATGGCTAATATTGCAAGAGAAGGAGAACCTAATATCGTAGAGGTTAGTAAAGTTGTCCCATCATTGTTACCAAATGATATAGACTTACTGACAAACTCACGAGAAAACGCTATGATATTGTTAGGTAAGACTGGTACTAATGAAGTATTTGGTTACAAGTATTTAAACGTAGGTGATAAACGTCAACAAGCTGCTTGGTTTAAATGGAAGTTTAACAAAAACTTAGTATATCATTTTATTATAGATGATGAATATTTTATTTTAGATAGTGATTACTACTTACAAAGTATGCAATTAGTTGAATCTACTGAAGACCTTAGTATAACACAAGATGGTGTAGACTACTTACTTCATTTAGATAATCGTGTTCCTATATCCGGTGGCACATACAATACAGCTACTAATGTAACCACATTTACTTTACCTTGGTTAAATCAGATTCCTAATGCTGCATATAATTTAGCAGTTATTGATACAATCGCTGGTACAGATAATGTTAGACTTGTAAGGTATCAAACAAGTCCAATCTTACAAACATCAGGAACCACACTAACATTACAAGGTGATTGGTCGACTGGTGTTACATCAAGTAATCCGTTACACATAGGTTATGTATATGATTATCAAGTTAAGTTTCCTAAATTCTATCCATTTAAGAGTGGTGGAGAAGGTAAAGTACAATCTGACGTAAACTCATCTTTAGTTCTGCATAGAATTAAGCTACACTTTGGTAAGCTTGGTACATATGAAACTACTTTGGAACGGGTAGGTAAAACAGATTACACAGAAGTATATGAGTCTAGTATTTTAGATGAGTATAATACTAACTCTGCACCATATCTAGAAACATATATCAAGACTGTACCTATATACGAACGTAATACAAATATTACTCTTACACTTAAATCTTCTCATCCGTCCCCAGCTACGCTACATGCGTTATCTTGGGAAGCTGATTACTCACCCAGATTTTATAATCGTGTCTAATTACATACACCCAATCACATTGGAGGCTGCCGCCGAGGTTGCCTCTAATCTCCGTCCAGATGACCGCAGAGAGGTCGAAGAAGGCCATGGGATACCATCAGCCCTCTTACCCTCTTTGATGTCTCAGAATCCCTCCTACGTGTATTTCACAGTGCCTGACGGCAAGACTGCTGGCATGGCCGGAGTAGGACAAGA